CAAACGGGACTTTTGGAAGACCCGCGTGGTGGACGCGCGCACGGTCGAGGGCACCGACAAACAGGTATACGAGCGAATAATCGCCGAATATGGGCCAGATTCGGCGCAGGCGCACGTCGAGGTGTACGGCATGTTCCCCAACGCGGGGGATGATCAGTTTATTGGGGCTGATATTGTGGACGACGCCATGAAGCGGACGAAGTACCAGGATCAATCAGCGCCAATTGTGATTGGCGTAGACCCCGCACGGTTCGGGGCGGATGCAACCGTCATTGCGGTGCGGCAGGGGCGGGATATTGTGAAGATCATGCGGCACCGTGGCGACGACACCATGACGGTGGTGGGGCATGTGATTGAAGCGATTGATGAATTTAAGCCCACGCTGGTCGTGATCGACGAAGGTGGGCTGGGTGCTGGGATTGTGGATAGGTTGAAAGAGCAACGGTACAAAATCAAGGGTGTGAACTTTGGAAACAAGGCCAAGAACCCGATTATGTATGGCAATATGCGTGCGCAAATGTGGGGCGACATGAGGGAATGGCTGAAGACGGCAAGCATTCCCAACGATCGGTTCTTGAAAACTGACTTGATTTCGCCTATGATGAAGCCTGATTCACGGGGAACAATCTTCTTGGAAAGCAAAAAGGACATGAAGTCGCGGGGGCTGGCCTCACCTGACGCAGCCGACGCAATTGCTGTTACATTTGCGTTTCCAGTGGCACATCGGCAGTATGTTGAACCAACCCGCCGCGTGAACGCGCAAGGCAGTGGAGTCAACGCATCATGGATGGGGGCATAAAATGGCGACTAAACCTGGTTTGTATAGTAACATTCACGCAAAGCAAGCGGGCTCTGGCGAGAAGATGAACAAGCCTGGCAGCAAGAATGCGCCTACCGCCAAAGATTTCAAAGACTCAGCTAAAACTGCGAAGAAGAAATAATGCCACTCGTTAAATCTAAAACACCCGAAGCCTTTCGCAAGAACGTCAAGGCCGAAGTTGCTGCCGGTAAGCCGGTGAAACAGGCCGTGGCAATTGCTTACAGCGTCAAGCGCGAAGCAGAAAAGAAAAAGAAATGACAGACTACACAGGCATCGCCGCAGCCGGTGCTGTGGCCAACGGCGGCAAGCAAAAGGACTCAGAGTCTAGTGTCTTGGCGACTGCTCGCTCGCGTTTGGACATGGCCATCGGCGCGCTGTCTGAGTCCCGCGAAGATGAAATTGACGACCTGAAGTTCTACGCTGGCTCGCCTGACAACCGCTGGCAGTGGCCTGCGGACGTGTTGGCCACCCGTGGCTCTGTGCAAGGTCAAACGATCAACGCCAGACCGTGTTTGACGGTTAACAAGTTGCCCCAGCACGTAAGGCAGGTGACCAATGACCAAAGACAAAACCGCCCAAGTGGCAAAGTTATTCCAGCCGATGACCACGCAGATGTTGAAGTTGCAGAAATCTTCAATGGAATGGTCAGACACATTGAATACATCTCGGACGCAGATGTCGCTTACGACACCGCCTGTGAAAACCAAGTCTCCTACGGCGAAGGTTACATCCGCATCCTGACCGAATACTGCGACGAAAACACATTCGATCAAGACATCAAGATTGGCCGTGTGCGCAACTCATTTAGCGTCTACATGGATCCAACGATCCAAGACCCAACCGGTGCGGATGCTAAGTGGTGCTTCATCACTGAAGACATCACCAAAGACGAATACACGCGGATGTACCCTAACTCTGCGCCCATCACCACCTTGCAAACGCTGGGTGTGGGTGACCAAAATCTGAGCCAATGGCTCATGGAAGACACTGTTCGCGTTGCTGATTACTACTATGTAGATTACGACAAAGCAACGCTTAACTTGTACCCTGGGAATGTGACCGCTTTTGAAGGCACCCCAGAGGACAAACAACTGAAAGCAATTTATGGCAAGCCTAAAAGAACTCGCGAATCGGATCGCGTCAAGATTAAATACTGCAAGATTAACGGCTATGAAATTCTTGAAGAACGCGATTGGGCGGGGAAATACATCCCCGTAGTTCGCATTGTCGGCAATGAATTTGAAGTTGATGGCCGCTTGTATGTGTCGGGCTTGGTGCGCAACGCCAAAGATGCCCAGCGCATGTACAACTACTGGGTGAGCCAAGAGGCAGAGATGCTTGCCTTGGCACCCAAAGCGCCGTTCATTGGCTACGGTGGCCAGTTTGAAGGATATGAGAACCAATGGAAGACTGCAAACACGACCAATTGGCCGTATTTGGAAGTCAATCCAGACGTCACCGACGGCCAAGGTGCCGTGCTGCCATTACCCCAGCGGGCACAGCCTCCAATGGCTTCTAGCGGCCTGTTGCAAGCCAAAGCAGGCGCATCTGAAGACATTAAGGCGTCCACTGGCCAATACAACGCATCTTTGGGCATGGGCTCAAACGAACGCTCAGGCAAAGCCATTTTGGCTCGCCAGCGCGAAGGCGATGTGGGCACTTACCATTACGGTGACAACTTGGCCCGTGGTGTACGTCACATCGTGCGTCAGTTGGTGGACTTGATCCCCAAGATTTACGACACACAACGTGTGGCTCGCATCATCGGCATAGACGGCGAAACCAGCATGGTCAAGATTGACCCAATGCAGCAAGAGCCGGTCAAGAAAATTGTGCAAGACGACATTGTGATTGACAAAATCTACAACCCCAACGTCGGCAAGTACGACGTGGTGGTGGCGACCGGCCCAGGCTACGCAACCAAGCGCCAAGAAGCTTTGGAAGCAATGGCTCAACTGTTGCAGGGTAACCCTAATCTGTGGGCTGTGGCTGGCGATTTGTTTGTGAAGAACATGGATTGGCCAGGTGCCCAAGAAATGGCCAAACGCTTTGCCAAGACCATTGATCCTAAGCTCATGGAAGACGGCGACAAGCCGCCCGAACTGCAAGCCGCTGAACAGCAGATACAAGCAATGGGCCAAGAGATGGAACAGATGTATCAGATGATTCAAAACGTCGGTAAATCCATTGAAGCGCAAGACATGCAACGCAAAGATTTTGAAGCTGAAGTTAAAATGTACGAAGCCGAAACCAAGCGAATTGCTGCGGTGCAGGCAGGCATGACTGAGCAACAGATCCAAGATATTGCAATGGGCGTAGTTGCTGCGGCGATGGAGTCGCAAAATATGATGAATGAAATGCCTGAGATGCCTCAGCAAGAGATGATGCCTGAAGGCGAGATGATGATGCCTGAAGAAGAAATGATGCCACCTGAACAACAAATGGGAATGCCACAATGAAAGCTGCTGATTTTTTAGGCTTGCTGTTTTTGGCAAGAGATGTAGCGCACAGCGTTCATTTGAACACCCGTAGCTTTAGCAAGCACAAGGCGCTTAATATTTTCTATGAGCGTATTGTTGGCGCGGCAGATGCTTTTGCCGAAACCTACCAAGGCCGTCACGGCTTAATTGGCCCCATCACGTTACATTCAGCTAAAAAGACGTCCAACATCATTGAATTCTTGGAAGACTCGCTTAAACAAGTTGAAGATTGCAGATATGAAATTTGCGACAAAACTGATACTGCGTTGCAACAACTCATCGATAATATCGTTGAGATTTATCTTCGAACCCTCTACAAACTCAAATCTTTGGCGTAAGGACACATCATGGCAAATTTTGCACAAATCACCGCAACCGCCAACATCAAGCCAATGGGCGGCAAGCTCAAAGGTATTTTTGTCAGCGCGGCTTCATCCACGCCGACTATCACGGTTTATGACTCTGCTGCCGCGACCACAACTCGGACTGTTCTGAGTGTGTTCACACCTGTTGCTGCAACCTCGTATGTGTTCCCTCTTGATGGTATTTACGTCAATAACGGCATTTACGTGGTAATTTCAGGTACAGTGTCAGCAACGATCATTTTCGAATAATCAAAACCCGTACTGGTGCGGCTCACCAGGGGATCTTAGGATTCAAAAATGACTGAAGAAGTCCAACAACCCTTAGCGGAAGTAGACTCCGCGCCAGCTCCAGAAGTGACGGCCACTCAGGAAGCAAATCAAACGCCGGAAGTCGCTGAAGAAGCAAAAGAGCCTTCACGGGTTTTTACCCAAGAAGAACTTGATGCAGCAATCGGCAAAAGGCTTGCAAGAGAACAACGTAAGTGGGAAAGAGAGCAGTCTCAACGTCAAGCGGAAGCCCAAACGCTGAGAGCGCCAGCAAGTATCCCGTCAGTCGATCAGTTTGAAAGCACTGAAGCCTATGCAGACGCATTGGCATATCAGAAAGCCGAACAACTGCTTGCCCAGCGAGAACAAGCAAGGCAGCAATCTGCAATCATTGAGTCTTATCACGAAAAGGAAGAAGAAGCTCGGTCTAAGTATGATGACTTTGAACAAGTCGCATACAACCCGAAACTTCCAATTACTGACGTGATGGCTGAGTCGATCCGAGCCTCGGACATAGGCCCTGAAGTAGCTTACTACCTCGGTGCCAACCCCAAGGAAGCAGATCGAATTTCTCGTCTTTCGCCTATCGTGCAAGCCAAAGAAATTGGGAAGATTGAGGCCAAGATGGCCAATGATCCTCCCGTGAAAAGAACTACGTCTGCGCCAGCACCGATTTCGCCTGTCACTGCTCGCTCCTCTGGGAGCCCAGCCTATGACACTACGGATCCACGGTCTACCAAGACCATGACCGATTCGCAGTGGATTGAAGCTGAAAGAGCAAGGCAGATGAAAAAGTGGCAAGCGCAAGCCAACCGCTAAACAATTTTTGAAGGATTTTTTCCATGTCTAATAGTATCTTAACGATCGACATGATCACCCGCAAAGCTCTCGAGATTCTCGAGAACAACCTGGTGCTCACCCGTAACGTGAACCGTCAGTACGACGACAGCTTTGCTGTTGAAGGTGCCAAGATTGGTTCTACACTGCGTATCCGTTTACCCGACCGCGCTCTGGTAACTGACGGTGCCGCCTTGCAAGTTCAAGACGACAACGAACAGTTCACCACTTTGACTGTTGCTTCACAAAAGCACATCGGCGTGAACTTCACATCTGCTGAATTGACCATGCAATTGGACGACTTTGCAGAACGTGTTCTGAAGCCTCGTATTAGCCAATTGGCCTCCAGCATTGATGCTGACGTTGCCAATGCTTACAAAACCATCGGTAACTCCGTTGGCACCCCTGGCACCACTCCTTCTACTTCTTTGGTCTTGTTGCAAGCCCAGCAGAAGCTGAACGAGAACGCTGCCGTGATGTCTCCACGTTACGCTACCGTCAACCCCGCCGCTAACGCTGGTTTGGTTGAAGGCATGAAAGGTTTGTTTAACCCCACCGACACCATCAGCAAGCAGTTCAAGAACGGCATGATGGGCACTGGCGTGTTGGGCTTTGATGAAGTCAACATGTCTCAGTCAATCAAGCAACACACCACCGGCACACGTGCTGCTACTGGCAACACCACTGGCGCTGCTGTGACTTCTGAAGGTGCATCTACTCTGACATTGACTGTCGGCTCTGGTGAAACCATCGCTGTTGGTGACGTGTTCACGATTGCTGATGTCTACGCTGTGAACCCACAAACCCGTGAATCCACTGGTTCGTTGTTCCAGTTTGTGGCTTTGGCTTCTTCAACCACCACTACCACTGCTACTGTGACCGTGGCCCCTATGTACTCGGCCAGCCACGCTTTGGCGACCATGACTTCACTGCCTGCTACCAGCAAGGCCGTGGTGTTCGTGGGTACTGCCTCTAGCCAGTACGCTCAGAACTTGGTTTACCACAAAGATGCGATCACTTTTGCGACCGCCGACTTGTTGTTGCCCCAAGGCGTCGATATGGCTGCTCGCGCAGTTCATAACGGTATCAGCTTGCGCGTTGTTCGTCAGTACGACATCAACAACGACCGTATGCCTTGCCGTATTGACGTTTTGTATGGCTTCAGCACCATCCGCCCACAAATGGGCTGCCGCATCTGGGGCTAACCAAATGGGGCTTTGGTCCCGTTTTCTAAATCTTTTTAAGGAAAATTATCATGGCATTACCTAACGGCGCAGGCGGTTACCAAGTTGGTGACGGCAATCTGACAGAAGCTCAACTCACAGTTCAAACAATCCCCACGTCTTTGACTGCGGATACCACATTGACTGCTGCTCAAGTAGCAGTTGGTTTGGTTGTTTGCGCAAAAGCCTCGGACGCTACATTGACAGTGACTCTGCCCACAGCAGCGTTGCTTGATGCAGCTATCCCAAGCGCAAAAGTTGGTTCAGCTTTCAGTTTGACCATTTGCAACAACAACAACACAGGCGCATCGTCTACCGTTCCAGTCACGGCTGGCACAGGTATCACGATCTATGGCTCTGTCACTGTTCCACGTTTCGGTGCGTACACATACCGTTTTGTGAAGACTGGCGACGCAGCCTACTCTGCATTTTTGATGTAAACCTGAATAGGGGGCTTTGGCCCCCTTTCTTAAAGGAAAAAATCATGCCAAATACAAAAGCTGTAGGCGTTGCATTTGAAGATGCACAACTTGATGGCGCAATCATGGGTAAAGCGGGCGGAACTGCGGGCTTCTACGGAACCACCCCAATCACGCAAGCTGCGGCCATTACCGCTGTCTCTAACACTGCTACGGGGACTGAGCTGGCCACCGCCATCAATGCTCTTCGTCTTGCGTTGAAAAACATCGGCATCACTGCCTAAACCAACCAAGGGGCCTAAACAGCCCCTTCTTAAAATTATGTCTGTCATCTACATGTCTCATCCCGTTCACGGTGCCAAAGTTGCGACTATGGAACTTGAAGCCGTAGAAGATGAAAAAAATGGCTGGGTACGATATACTTTAGACACGCCTGTTGAGGCGGCTCCACTGGAAGTCAAACGTCGTCGTAGCCGATCACCAGAGGTGGTCGAACAAGGAGCATAAACATGGCCATCTACACTGCTGGCGATCAAATCAATAGAGCATTACGATTGCTTGGTGTGTTGGCTGAAGGCGAGACAACTTCTGCGTCCGTGTCTCAGGATTCGCTGATGGCGTTGAATCAGATGATTGATTCATGGAACACCGAGCGCCTTTCTGTATTTTGTACTCAAGATCAGATATTTACTTGGCCTGCCGGTGAAATTAAGCGCACTCTTGGCCCATCGGGTAACTTTGTAGGCTTGCGTCCAGTTTTGCTGGATGACGCCACCTACTACCGCGATGCAGGCACTAACGTGTCTTACGGCATTAAATTTATCAATCAACAACAGTACAACGGCATTGCAGTTAAAACGGTAACGTCAACATACCCGCAAGTCATTTTTGTCAACATGACTTACCCCGATGTTGAAATGTACATTTACCCACGTCCTACACGCGACTTGGAATGGCATTTCATTTCAGTTCAAGAATTGACTCAGCCTGCCACTTTGGTGACCAATATTTTGTTTCCACCAGGCTATTTGCGGGCTTTCACTTACAACTTGGCGATGGAAATCGCACCTGAGTTTGGCGTTGAACCAAGCCCGCAAGTGCAACGCATTGCAATGACTTCTAAGCGCAATTTGAAGCGCATCAACAACCCTGACGACATCATGTCTATGCCTTACGCCATTGTGGCCTCACGTCAGCGGTTCAACATCTACGCTGGTAACTACTAATGCAATCCCCGATTCTTGGCTCTAGCTACGTCGCTCGCAGCGTCAATGCTGCCGACAATCGCATGGTCAATCTGTACCCCGAGGCCACGCCAGACGGCGGTCAAACGGCGGCTTTTTTGACAAGGTGCCCTGGGCTTCAGTTTTTGCAAACGATTGGCACAGGCCCGATTCGTGCCCTTTGGGCGCATCAAACCAATGGGTCTGACTTCTATGTTGTGTCGGGTCTAGAAGTGTACAAAGTTACAGGCATGACTGCCGTGCCCACGTTGCTTGGCAATGTGACCGGCACAGGCCCCGTGTCTATCGCCGACAACGGCACCCAAATCTTTTTTGCTTGCAACCCTGACAGTTATATCTACAACGAAGTCACCAATGTATTTCAACAAATCACTGACCCAGACTTCCCTGGCGCGGTGACTGTAGGGTACTTGGATGGCTATTTTGTATTTAACGAGCCCAATAGCCAAAAGGTTTGGGTGACATCCTTGTTGGATGGTTTGTCAGTCGATCCGCTTGATTTTGCTAGTACTGAAGGCTCGCCCGACGGCTTGGTAGCCATCAACGTAGACCACCGTGAAGCGTGGATGTTTGGCACTGACTCAATTGAAGTCTGGTACGACGCTGGCTTGGCTGATTTCCCGCTGACCCGCATCCAAGGTGCTTTTAACGAAATTGGCTGTGTGGCTGCGTTTTCGGTGGCCAAGCTGGACAACGGCCTGTTTTGGTTGGGCACTGATGCCCGTGGCCAAGGCATTGTTTATCGAGCCAATGGCTACACTGGCCAACGCATATCTACCCACGCCATTGAGTACGCAATTGCTCAATACGGCAACATTTCAGACGCGGTAGCGTATACCTACCAGCAAGAAGGCCACGCCTTTTATGTGCTGACGTTCCCCACCGGCAACGCTACATGGGTCTACGACGTGGCCACTCAAGCGTGGCATGAGCGGGCGGGCTGGGACAACGGGTCTTTTACTCGTCATCGGTCTAACTGCCAATGTAATTTCATTGGCAACACCATTGTTGGTGACTTTGAAAATGGCAACATTTACAAGATGACGTTAAATGTTTACGCTGACTATGATCAGCCTCAAAAATGGTTGCGCTCATGGCGGGCGCTGCCCAGCGGTCAAAACAACCTCAAGCGCACCGCGCACCACAGTTTGCAATTAAATTGCGAGTCAGGTACGGGGTTGGCTACTGGCCAAGGCGATGACCCACAAGTTATGCTACGTTGGTCAGATGATGGTGGTCACACATGGAGCAATGAGCACTGGTCACCAATGGGCAAGATCGGCGCGTACTATCAGCGCGTCTTTTGGCGGCGATTGGGCATGACGCTCAAGTTGCGGGACAGGGTTTACGAGGTGTCTGGGACTGATCCTGTAAAGGTCGCCATCATGGGCGCTGAATTGATTCTGAGCCCGACCAATGCCTGAACAACTTAATATAACGAACCTACCTTCGTCGCGGGTTGAGTTTATCGACCCTCGCACGGGGTTGATGTCGCGTGAATGGTATCGATTCTTTCTGAACTTGTTTACCTTGACTGGCGGTGGCAACAACCAAACATCGTTGGATGACTTGCAGCTTGCGCCGCCTTTTACCCCATCGGTAGGTGGGTCAGGCACGGTCACTTTGGTCGATGTCACTGGTGGCACAACAGGTTTGACTTTCAGCGGTGGCCCAGTCACTACTAGCGGCACTATGGTTATGGCAGGCACTTTGGGTGTCGCCAACGGTGGCACGGGTGCAACGGCTGCGGCAAGCGCGCCCTTTGCGCTCAAAGGGGCCAATACCGACATTACTTCAGTCACATTGACTAGCGGCACAATCACTACCGCGCCGTCGTCTAGCAACGATATTGTCAACAAATCCTACGCAGACAGCATTGCTGCGGGCATCAATTTCCATGCCGCGTGTAATTACGCCACGGCGGCGGCTTTACCGGCCAATACATACAACAACGGCGCTAGCGGTGTCGGAGCGACTTTGACGGCCAACGCCAACGGCGCTTTAGTTGTGGACAGCTATACGTTTGTGTCGCCTGGCGACCTTAACAAGCGGGTGTTGGTAAAAGATGAAGCCGCAAGCGCCAACAATGGCGTATATACAGTTACTCAAGTTGGAGATGCAAGCAACCCTTACATTCTGACACGGGCAACTGACTTTGACACGGCGGGTTCGGGCGTTGACCAAATTGACCAAGGCGACTTCTTCCTTGTCATATCAGGCACAGTCAACGCCAACACATCATGGGTGCAGCAAACTCCATTGCCAATCACTGTTGGCACCACGGCGTTGGTGTTTATTGAATTTGCTGCAGTGCAAACTTACACGGCGGGTACAGGGTTATCCCTAATTACCAATCAGTTTTCAATTACAAATATTGGTACAGCGGGAACTTACGGTTCTGCCACACAAGTGCCGGTATTGACCACCAACGCGCAAGGTCAAGTCACAAGCGTCACAAACACAACCGTAACGCCTGCGGTGGGCTCTATCACAGGTTTGGGCACTGGCATTGCCACATTCTTGGCTACGCCGTCCAGCGCCAATTTAGCGTCTGCAATGACGGATGAAACTGGCACTGGCGCATTGGTATTTGCCACTTCGCCAACCTTTGTAACGCCAATCCTTGGCGCGCCGCAATCAGGTAATTTCAGCACTGGCTCGTTTACTTGGCCAACATTTAACCAAAACACCACCGGCACGGCGGACAACGTGACAGGTATTGTGGCCGTGGTTAATGGTGGTACAGGTACGGCTACTCCTGCATTGGTTGCAGGCACCAACGTCAGCATTACAGGCACTTGGCCAAACCAGACGATCAACTCAAGCAACCCAGGCGGCACGGTCACTTCTGTGGCTGCGTCTGTGCCGTCGTTCTTGTCGATCAGCGGTTCGCCAATCACTTCGTCGGGCACCTTGGCCATCACCTACTCAGGAACGGCTTTGCCTATTGCCAACGGCGGCACTGGTGAAACGACTGCTAACGCAGCTTTCAATGCACTAGCCCCAAGTCAAGCAGCCAATTCAGGCAAGTATCTAACTACTGATGGGACAAATACATCTTGGGCTTCTGTTGCATCTTCAACTACCAATGCCTATGCTTTTGCGTGGTTCTTAAAATGAGGAAACTATGATAGTTTTAGATACAACATCAAAATCCATAACGATAGTTATGTCGGGTGCGGCTGCCACGACAAACCCAAGTTTTACCGCCGCATACGCAGACAACAATGGCACTACGTTTACAGAAGGCGCAAATGATGGCGTTTTAAACGGAACTACGGCGGTAACCGTGGTCGCCGCCCCTGCCGCCTCTACCAGAAGGATAATAAACACAATCACCGTTGAAAACAATGACACTGCCGCAGTAACGATAACTGTTGGTTACCTAAATACTGCAAGTACAAGAGTAATTGTTAAAGTTACGTTACAAGTTGGCGATACATGGACAACTAATGGTGCATACGATACCAATGGAAATCTAAAACAAACTTCAGGCGGGGCTAGCGGCGCAACGATTACCAATGACACTAGTACAGCTACCAATGTCTACCCCGTATTTGCCAACGCAGTTTCTGGCAGTTTTACGACGGCGTATACCAGTAACGCTAAGTTGCTGTACAAGCCATCTACGGGCGAATTCTTGTCCCAGCAATTTAACGCAGGCAACGGAATTTACGTCAACAGCAAAACCGTTTCAACGAGTTACACTATAGCCACTGGAAATTCAGGCATGTCGGCTGGGCCGATCACCATTGCTAGCGGTCAGACAGTGACGGTCGCGTCAGGTTCCCGCTGGGTTGTTTTGTAAAAGGTGCTTCAATGACTGTAACCGCCAAAAATCTAGTTCCAGCCAAAACCGTTGAGGATACGCAAACAACGCAATATATTGCCAATGGCGTGACGACAATCATTGACAAGTTCACCGCCACCAACTACAGCGGCTCATCGGCCACCATTAGCGTCAACTTGATCACAGCCACAGGCACAGCCAGCAACGACAACTTGATCGTCAAGCAACGCACCTTAGCCGCGTCTGAAACATATATTTTTCCTGAACTTGTCGGCCAGATCTTGCCTTCTGGCGGGTTTATATCGACAATCGCTGGGACAGCTAGCGCCATCAACATGCGCGTCAGCGGAAGGGAAGTATCGTGAACGATGTAATAGCGTCAGATTTACTGCAAGGTAAAGTCCAAGCGTTGCAAGATGCTTTGATGGCGTTTGAGCCTTACCAACCTGAAACTGAACATGTGTTCCACGGCGGTATGTACTGCCGAAAAGTTTTTCGCCCCGCAGGCGTGTTGGTGGTTGGTAAAGTCCACAAGAAAGAACATTTTTACTTGATTGTGTCGGGCACAGTGGCAATCACCACAGATGACGGAGTGCAACTTGTAACTGGGCCGCATTTGCTTTGCAGTAAACCTGGCACCAAACGCGCCGTGTACGCAGAGACAGACGCGCTATGTATGACGTTTCACAGAACTGAATCTACAGATGTAGAAGCAGCAGAAGAAGAACTTGTTGAAGATGAACCTAACAGTATGTATGGCATCGGCAACCAAGTAAAAGTTAAGGAGTTAACATGACTTTTTGGGTCGCAGGAGCTGTTGTAGTCAGCTCGTACATGGGTTCAGAAGCAGCGGGCAAAGCCGCAGACACGCAAGCTGGCGCATCAGACCGCGCCGCAGAATTGCAAAACCAACAATTTCAACAAAATGTCGCGCGTCAAAAGCCTTTCTATGATGTTGGCGTTAATGCGCTGCCTGAATTGGTGCAAGCGTCAAAATACACTCCGTTTGGTATGGATCAGTTCAAAGCAGACCCAGGGTACGCCTTCAGGTTAAGCGAAGGCCAAAAAGCCTTAGAACGATCTGCTGCGGCTCGCGGTGGTTTGCTGTCTGGCGGCACTGGCAAGGCGCTTCAACGCTTTGGCCAAGAGCTAGGTAGCCAAGAGTACACCAACGCATTTAACCGGTACCAAGCTGAACGCCAAGCCCGTCTTGGCCCTTTGCAATCATTAACAGGCATGGGTCAAACTACCGCTAATACGATTGGCCAAGCGGGGCAAAACATGGCGACAAATGTTGGCGAAGCTATTGGTAGCGGCGCGGCTGCACGGGCGTCTGGATATGTTGGCCAAGCAAACGCTTTGACTGGCGGGTTAAGCCAATATTTGAACTACAGCCAAGGTCAAAACTATTTGAATGCGTTGCAAAATCGTGGCGGTGGTCTTGGCGGCCCAAACAATTTTGATCCATTTAACCAAGTTAACTTTTAAAGTTGCATCATGCCTATAGATCCTAGAATTTCACTTGGCGTCCAGCCAATTCAGCTAGCCGATCCAGTAGCTCGGTACGGCCAACTTGCGACTATTCAAAACGCGCAAAATCAAAACGCGTTGGCGCAGTATCAATTGGGTACGGCAAAACGTGAAGAACAAACGCTCAACGCTCTTAATGAAGCGTATGCAAAAGCGTACGATCCAACCACAGGAAAAATAAACCGCAACCTTCTACGTGAATCTTTGGCTAAAGGTGGCTTTGGGTCTAAATTACCTGGCCTTGAAAAAACGCTGATTGAATTAGACAAAGAAGCGACGTTGCTTGAAGAAGCGCAAGGTAAAGTAAAAGCGCAACCTGTTGCTTTAGAAAAACTACAAGGTGAAGTTAAAGCGCAACCTGTTGCTTTAGCTAAAAATCAAACTGAGTTGCTTGATGCAGCACTAAAACAATCGCGGTCGTTTTTAGACACGCTTAACCCTGCCGACCCCACCGCACCTGCACGATACATTGCATGGCATGAAGCCAATCACGCAGACCCAATCATTGGCCCTGCGCTAAAAGCGCGAGGCGTAACTGTGGAGCAATCACGCGCTCAAATTCAGGATGCAATTGCTAAAGGCCCACAAGCCTTTGCCGATTTAATCAATGGCTCTAAACTTGGCACTGAAAAGTTTATGGAGTTGAACAAGCCAACTACATCTGTTGTTGACCAAGGCGGTCAAAAGCAAGTAATTCAAACACCTGGGCTTGGTGGTGCGCCTAAGTCAATTGGAACGTACTCTGACGTGCCGTTGCCAGCAGATGTAGTGGCACAAAAGAAATTAATTGCTAAAGCTGGCGCTCCCGTTACTAATCTTAACGTCAGTACCGAAAAGAAATATGGGGAGAAATTTGCAGGAAACGTCGCAGATGAGGATATAGAACTGTTAAAAACTGCTCGTAAAGCACCTCAATTAGCAGAGAGCGCAAATCGAATACTTGATTTGGTAAACCAAGGCAACGTATTTGTTGGCCCTGCTGCGGATGTCAAGTTGAACATTGCGCGCGCGCTGAACGTGGCGGGCGCAAACAATAGCGAAAAAATTGCCAACACTGAAACCCTTATTGCCGCTACAGGCCAAAGCACTTTGGACGCAATTAAAGGTGCTGGTCTTGGGACTAATCAAGGCTTTACAGACAAAGATCTTAAATTCTTGCAAGGTATTGCAGGCGGCACAATTGACCTTACGCCGCAAGCACTTAAACGATTGGCCACGCTTCAACATCAAACTGCTACTCGCAGCGCGGAGGCATGGGGCACACGCGTTAAAGAAATACCTAAAACAGCACTTGAAGGGACAGGTATTCCTGTTAACCCAATTAAAGTACCGCCGCTATCGCCAAGCGCAATCTTTGCAACCAACCCAAAAACAAAGCAGCGCATACAGTCCCTTGACGGCGGCGCTACTTGGACACCAGTAGGAGGTAAGTAATGGCTTTACCACCTGGATTCGAACTTGAGCAAGCCGCGCCGCCTCCTCCGCAAGCCGAGAGCGTAAAGTTGCCGCCAGGCTTTCAAATGGAAACTAGTAGCGGTATTCCTAAGCAACGCCGTGACTGGTCAGATGTGCCTGGGGAAGCGTTAATTAACCTTGGGCCAAGCGCCGCAAACTTTTACCAAGGTTTGGTAACCGCCGTTACAAACCCCGCGCAAACAGTGACGGGTGTGTTGGACATTGGTGCTGGCGCGTTGCAAAATATGCTGCCCAAAGAACTTGTAGATTTGGTCAACCGAATTGACAACAACCCTGAAGCAGCCAAACGTGCTGTTGATATGGCAAACGCTGTCGGCGGTATGTATAGGGATCGTTATGGCAGCGCAGAAAAAATAAAAAACACTTTGGCAACCGATCCTGTTGGCGCGGCGTCTGATCTATCCACGCTGTTTACCGGCTCGGCGGGCTTCCTTAAAGGCTATGGCCGCGTAGGAGGGGGATTAGGAAAGGTAATTGGCTCGTCCCCAAGCCAAATAGCTACCACTGTTGCAGCGTATGACACACTAGCCAAGCCTTTTGAAATTGCGGCCAAATACACCAACCCATTGGCACCTGTTACTGCGGCGACTGGCTACGGCTTGGCGCTAGGTGCAAAAGGCACAGGTAACGTGGTTGATGCACTTACCGGCCAACGCGCAGCAAACCGCGCGGGTAATATTGTGCGCAACGCCTTAACCGAAGAAGGTAGATCACCACAAAATATTCAAGAAGCATTAAACGCATTGCGAACCGCAACGCCGAACATGACCGTGCGTCAAGCCTTAGCTGACGTGTCATCACCTCAAGTTCAATATCTTGGCCAAACAGTTGAGTCCAAGACGGCACCTGGGCGCGCGTTAGCAATACAACAAGCCCAAGAAGCAGACCGCTTAGCGCGTTTGCAAGGCGTCACGCCTAATTTAAGCGCGGCTGAAAAAATGCGTAGTGTTATAAGCGATCCGTTTTATAGCGCCGCTACGCAGCCTACCACGGCGGTTAACGTGCTGCCGTTGACGCAACAAATTGACGGCTTGTTGGCCGCAAACCCTGGCAACGCCAAACTTGTGTCTGCGCTAAACCAAGTAAAAAATGGATTAGAAGCTAGCACAAACGCTCAACAAGTTTCTTCGGTGTTGGATAACATTAAACAGTTGATTTCCGACAAAGACAATAAATTTATTGTCAAGAATTTGGTTAACGTCAAGAAAACAATTGAGCAAGCCTTGCCAGGGTACGAAACCGCCCAGCAAGTCTTTGCCGCCGCGTCGCCACCTGTCAATCAAGCCAAAGTCTTGGGCGCAATGCAAGACGTGCTTAAACAGCCACTCGGCACTGGTGAACGTGCAGGGCCATTTATGACTGCGCTAGGTCGTGGTGAGTCAGCGTTGCTTAAAAAGTCCACCGGCGCGGCAAGATACGACGATCTAAGCCAAGTGTTGTCGCCACAGCAAATGGGCGTCGTCAAAGGTGTTGAGTCAGAGTTGAAACGCAACGCCGAAGTGGTGCGTCAGACTCAAGCTGGCGCAGAAGCCATGAAGATAATCTTGGAAGCCAACCAATCCAAATTTCGCTTACCTAGCTTTTTAGATGTCAAAGTAACGGTGACAAACCAAATGCTTGACCTTCTTAAAGATAAGATGAGCGCAAACGTATTGAAAGAACTTGAAAAAGGTTTTCAATCCGCCGAAAACTTTCAAACATTGATGAAGAAAGTACCTGCGTCGCAACGCCTTGATGTGTTGAGAGCGTTGGGGCAAGCTAATTTGAGCCCAACCAAATTAAATCTTTTCATGCAAAGTCAAAATGCCTTAGCACCAACGCAACAAAATCAAAACGCGCTGCGTGTTGACCTGAGCGGCATGGCTCCACAATATCCATAAGGAAACCAAATGGCTGGCTTAACCCCCTCCCCCAAACAGCAGATCTTCGGATCGGATGGCCTGCCTCTTGTCGGCGGCAAAATCTACACCTACGCTGGCGGTACATCAACGCCTATTGCCACCTACACCGACTCGACCGCTAATACGGCCAACACCAATCCAATCATCTTGGATTCTTATGGCCAAGCCAACATTTGGTTGATCAACACCACCACATACAAGTTTATAGTCAGGGACGCTGACGACGTGTTGCTCTACACCGTAGACAACATATCCATCCCGTTGGACGCGCTTAGTCTTGAATCACCCCCGCCAATTGGCAGCGTCACGCCCAACACTGGCGCTTTCACCACGCTGTCAGCTACAGGCGCAGTAACCTTTGCCACAACCTTGGGTGTAACCGGCGCGGTGACTCTAGGCAGCTCCTTAACGATGGCTGGTCAACTGACGCTCAACAACACGGGTGCAGCCAAACTGAGCGTGGGCACCACCGTCCAACGCCCCACACCCGTCACCGGCATGGTGCGTTACAACTCTACAGACGGCAAGTTTGAAGGTTACGGCGCAACAGCTTGGGGTGCCTTGGGTGGCGGTGCAACTGGCGGCGGCGCTGACCAAGTGTTTGTGGAGAATGGCCAGACTGTCACAACAAGTTACACTCTCAGCACTGGCTTTAACGCAATGTCCACTGGCCCGATCACCGTCAATAGCGGCATCACTGTCACCATTCCTAGCGGTGCTCGCTGGGTTGTTCTGTAAAGGAAAAATATGTCATCAGTTGTTATCTCAGGAGACACCAGCGGTGCTGTGACAGTATCAGCGCCTGCTGTGTCGGGTACAAATACGCTGACGCTTCAAGCCGCCACTGCGACAAATGCTGTCAATACATATAGTTCAACAATAAACACCACTTCTGGTACAGCGGCATTGTATTCAAGCATTCCATCTTGGGTGAAAAAGATTACTGTTGGGCTGAGTAGCGTTACTTACGCAAGTACATCAGTGTTGAATTTGCAACTTGGAACTTCTGGAGGGTTAACTACTTCTGGGTATACTGGGTATGTGTTTACACCAAACACATCTTCAGCTATGTCTGCTAGTTTTTTACTGCAAGCGGGTAATAATTCTGGTAATGCACATAGTGGAATTGTTACTTTAATGCTTGTAGACTCAACAAATAATATTTGGGCTTTTTCTTGTGTTGGTGGTGGCGTTGGCTCAAATACTGGGTCTATGGGTGGTGGTAGGGTGGCATTGGCATCAGTATTAACACAACTACAAATATCAACAGTAGCTGGGACAACATTCTCTGCTGGCGCTGTCAATGTGCTTTTTGAAGGATAATCATGTCAATACTCGCTTTAACTTCTAACACGCTATCAAGCCCAGCGGCTGCTGGGCAGATTGAATACTCAAACCCAATCTTTACCGCTACACCTATTGGTACACAGCGAGGCATTGTTCCGACTCAGCAGTATTACAGACTTGATTCTGCATTGGCTGGATCAAACGTCAGTACGGCACAAAGCGTTTTTGGTGTTGGTGTAACACTGTCTGCAAGTACTGTGTATGAATTTGAAATGGTTATTCCACTTAGTAAAAGTGCTGGCGCAACATCCCATACTGTTGCGTTAGGATTTGGTGGAACAGCTACTATAAATAACATACTTTATACCGCGTATGAAAACGTTTCTTCAACATCATTTATAAATATTGGAATTACAACTGCAAACGTAACAATTGCAGTAGTTACAACAGCATCTTCTACTGTTTTAACGCCTGCTGTGGCTAGTGCAACCCTATTCCTTTCTTTTATTATCAAAGGCACAGTTTCAGTGAACGCTGGTGGCACATTCATTCCGCAATACACACTATCAGCCGCGCCAGGCGGCGCATATTCAACAGTGGCTGGTAGCTACATCCGAATCAATCCGCTGAGCGCATCTGGCGCAGCGACTAACGTGGGGACATGGGCATGACAACAACAATTGATGGGTCAGCAAGCGTAACGATCAACTCAGGTGCGGTACTGGGAATTACCTCTGGTACTGCTGTGGCATCTACCAGTGGTACAAGCATTGACTTTACTTCTATTCCATCATGGGTGAAGCGTATTACTGTGATGTTTAATGACGTAAGCACAAATGGAACAAGTAACTGGCAAATTCAACTTGGGGACTCTGGCGGGATTGAAACAACTAGTTATTCTTCTGCTGTCTCAAGAATTGGTGCATCAGGGGCGACTAACAGTACAGCAACATCAGGTTTTTTAATTCATAACTCAATAGTTGCGGCGGGTACTTTTTTAGCTACGGCTCAAATTACATTGCTTGACGCATCAAGCAATACTTGGTCTTGTTTTGGAACATCCAATAGTTCAAGTACGGCAAATTCAGGATGCTTATTCAATGGCTCAAAAGCATTATCTGCCACACTTGACCGCGTACGCATCACCACAGTCAACGGCACAGACACTTTTGATGCTGGTTCAATCAACATTCTTTACGAGTAAACACCATGACACACAGAATCGTAGTAAATGTAGAAACAGGCGTGACCTCAATCGTTGAATACACACCTGAAGAACAAGCAATCCATGATGCGGCAGTAGCGGCACAGCAAGCAGAGGTTGTAGCTGTAGTTGAACCAACGCCTGTAGTTGAGACGCCAACTGAGCCATGAACGAGGTTGAAAAAGAATTAGCCGTGCATGAGGCCGTCTGTGCTGAACGCTATGCGGCGATAGAGAAGTCATTTGTCGATGGCGACAAGCGCATGTCACGCATAGAGTATCTGCTCTACGTCGTGATCGCTGCGGTCTTGCTCGGCCCAGGCTTCGCTGGCGAACTGGTCAAGAAAATCTTGGGGCTGTAAATTGACCCTTTCACACTCGCCCTTGCCGCTATCGCTGCCATCAAGCAGGGAGTTGCGCTATACAAAGATGCAAAGGCTGTTGCCAAAGATGTCTCTGCCATCACAATGGAGATTTCTGGCCACATCGGTAAATTTTTCGACGCCCACGAACAAGTCAAAGCCGCCGCTGCCGAGCAAAAGAAAAACCCGCCAAAGGGTAAGTCACTAAAAGCGCAAGCCCTTGACAACATTTTTCAAGAAATGGAGTTGGAGCGCCAAGCGACTGAGTTAAGAGAGTTGTTGATCTACGGCGTTGACCCAGCCCTTGGTGCGGTCTGGTCGCGGTTTCAAGATGAGTTTGAACGATTGCAAGCTGAACAGGAAAAGGAAAAGTTAGCGCAAGAAGCAAAGGATAGGGCGGCGGCATGGCAACGGCGAAAAATGCTAAACCAACTCCAAGACAGGGCGCTAATAATCGGGGCGGTAATGATAGTTACTATATACCTCCACCTCCTGTTCCTAGCAATCCGGCAAATGAGGATAGTGAAGTGGGGTTCATAATTGCTTTTCTTAGTATGGTGATTGTGTTTGGAATTCTTTTGCCAATCATGGGGGCGATGTACTTGGATATTTTGGAAGCGAAGCAAGAGACAAAGCGACAGCAAGAGCAAGTGCAACGACTGATTAAAAAAGCGGAAGAAAAATGACCATCTACATTCCTTTGCTATACATCTGCATTGCATTGGAATGCGAGTTCTTCCAATCAGAGATTTACATGTTAGAAGAAAAAAAGTGTGAACAGGAAATTGCAAAACAAAAAATTGAGCTTATTAAACAAGGCAGGACGGTTGAAGCGATTTGTGTAGATGTAAAAATTCAAGTGGAGAAGAAATCAGATGTTACCTATCGTAGCCACCCTATTAGGTAGTCTTGCCCAAAACGGGTTGGGACTGCTCTCCAGCGCCATCCAAGCCAAAGGCAAAGAAGTGGTCGAGAACACGCTTGGTGTCAAGATCCCCGACAACCCCACGCCTGAAGACGTCAGCAAGCTGCGCCAGCTTCAGTTTGAGCATGAGGAGCGCCTGCTTGAGCTTGGCATTGAAAAAGCCAAGATGGAATTAGCCGAGCTTGACCTGCTGGCCAAGGCCGCGCAGAACGACGCTGACAACATCACAGACCGATGGCAGGCAGATATGGCATCTGACTCTTGGCTGTCCAAAAACATCCGCCCCATGTCGCTTATAGCAATCTTTGCGGGTTATTTCTTATTTGCCATGATGTCAGCCTATGGGTACAACGCAAACGAAAGCTATGTGACCTTGCTGGGAAATTGGGGGCAGTTAATCATGGGGGCTTATTTTTGTGGCCGCACGGTTGAGAAACTGGCAGAAATGAGGAAGAAATGAGCCTATCTACCGAACAAGCGGCTTTTTTGTTGGATGCCTGCAAACTGATCCAATACGCCACCGCCCAAGGCTTTGTGGTCACTGGCGGTGAGTTGGCCAGGACACCCGAACAGCAAGCCATCTACTTCAAGACAGGGCGCTCCAAGACCATGAACAGCATCCATCTCAAACGCTGCGCCATCGATTTGAATTTTTTCAAAGATGGCAAGATCATTTGGGATAAGGCGGTTCTTGCGCCTCTTGGGGCGTACTGGGAGAGCCTTCACCCGAAGAATCGTTGGGGCGGGAACTTCTCCAATCTGGTGGACTGTCCACATTTTGAACGTGTGCCAAAAGCATAGCCAAGAGGAATAGCGTCCCAACGCCGATGATTGCGCCTATGGCCAAGGCAAGTACGGTTGCAATCATTTGTTCAACTCCCTGTATGCCTTGATGGCGTCTTTCAATTCATTTTGCAATTGTTCGATGCGGTCGTGTTGTTCTTGCATCTTGGCGTAGGCTTGGGCAGCAAACTTGGCCAAGTTTTCTTGGCTCCATGTTTCAAACGCTGGCATTTGCTTTCCTTTCAAATCTGCTGTCTTTTAAAAACGCCCTCAGCCATTTACCTTTACCAAGTTTTGCCCACTCGTCGTATTCGCTTTGCGTCAACATAACAGTGACAGATCTACCGTTCTTTGTGAGTTCACGTTTCTTTGGTTTTAGCACTTTGTTTTCCTTTACTGTACGCAAGTACTTGCTTTTTCTCGTTTAATGTTCGTTGGCTTGCAAGCTGACCACCACGAACCCCGCTTGCCATCTGTTGCATCTTCTTGTCTAAGGTAAAGACACTTGGCCCTTTCCAATCAAATGCGTTCTTTACGCTCATCATTCATCCTCATCTTTACTATTGAATCTTGAAACCTGTATTCACAGCTATGGCTGTCACCCGCTGACTTGGTTATGAACACCAACCTACACTCAGTGCAGTACCACGCTGACCCTTGCTCAACGACGGTTGTCTTGTTCTGATGTATGCCTTTGGTTCTCCCAAAGAAGGTTCTTATTCGATTAAGCATTCCGTTGCTCCCTCCATCGTCTACACAAATCTTTTGCTGTCTTGCTCTTAGGTTTCCTGTCGCACATGGCGCTTATGGATTTCTCTTTTGCTTTTTGTTTTAACGTCAGGGGTGGCGGTGGGTCAGGGAATAACCCATTAAACCCAACGGTTCCCAACACAGCGCTGAGAATGATTTTGTCGATCATGTGTTCTTTTCCTTAAACCCCACAACAGCCAGTGACGCAAGTTCTTTAAAATCATCTCTGTCCATAGTGATGGATACGCTGTGGTTTTTGCCAATGCCTACAACGCTTGTGACCCATCCCTCGCCGTAATACTCAATCTTCTTTGCGGCTTGCTGAAAACCATTGCGTCTCACCAACTCAAACAGCAATTGCTCGTCTGAGAATGTTTCTATGCTTCTTTCCCATCTTGTGTCTTTGCTCATGCTTGTCCCCTTACTCTAATTTTTGCCGCAAAAACTTCACCGCCTTTAACAATTCCATCCTCACACAGTCTTGCACACGCCTCACGCTCTGCCCTGACTGCGGCTTCACGGGACTCATGCAATTCACGCATAACCTCAATGACCGCCAATTCATGCTTCAACATAATGGCTTTAATCATCTCGATGGGCTTCTCAATCATCGCCAATGCCGCCGCTTTGTTTTGATCGGTTTCGTTTTGGGCTTGGGTGATTGCCTTCTTGTGAATTTCGCTAAGTGATTTCATTTGTAACCTCCATCTTCCGCGTGTTTCAACAGTTGCGCCTCAAGACGCTTGATGCGCTCTTCGTTGTATTGGATGTTGGCATGGGCGTAGTCCGCAGCAGTCTCAGCTTCTAGCTTACGTAGGTGCGCCTCATGCAGTTCAGTGGCAATGATTTCATGGATGGTCTTTGCCCTGATTACATCCTTGATGTACTTGATAGTTGTCTCTCTGAATGTCATGTGTTGAGTTCCTTGAGTTTGGCTTCAATGGCTCGGGCTAAATCTTCGTGACGCAAATGTTTATGCTCAAGATCAATGAGTTCATCCACCGTCAGCCCTACCCATGTGCGCTGTGGTGGGGTGGTGTAGAGCGCAACAATTCGTCTTGCTAATTCCCTGCGACTGCGTTTGCCGCCGCCTTCATCCCATTGAATGATGGTTTCGTAGACAGCTTCCAACGCCACAGGCTCTGTGCGCTGTGGTGGGGTGGTGTAAAGGGGAATTGGAAAGCATTTGTGGTCGTTGTTGTCACTGACATTGCCATCAGCATCCATCCACGCCACAGGCTCTTGCGTCTGTGCCAAGGCTTTGGCGGCTACAAGGTTGGCAAAGGCTACAAACGGCTCTACCCATCCATCAAAACGACACAGTGTGTCTGATTCGGCCTCAATTCCAGCCTGTCTTGCCATCTCAACGATTTCATTTTGTGTCATATCAGTACCTGTACTTAGGGGCACAAGACACGTCAGCAACAACGTCTGCGGTGTAGTTGTTAATCTTGCGCTTGGCAATGATCATCACGGCGCGAAGGCCAGAGCTTTCACATTCCTGCACGGCCAAGATTACTTCGCTGCGGCTCATCGCTTGGATGTCCTTGTCCAAGGTCAACTTCTGCTGCGCGTTGCCACTGGCACCATCCAACAGACTGGCGTTCCAAGACGATCCTGCGGCGCATCCACTTAACAGCAAAAATAAAAAATACTTCATGGTTGTCTAGCCTCCTGTAAAAGTTCGATACGTTCACGCGACGCCCTTAGCATGGTGTAGCGTTGGTGCAGGCGCTCCAACACCACCACACGCCTAGCATTCGCGCGCTCATGGTTCAGCATGTCCAAGACCTTTTGCTCATCAAAAGTCTTGAGTTCATTGTTTAATTGACGCCAGGTGAGTTGCAATTTTGTCCTCCAGTTTTTTGATTGTTTCCATGCTCTTGCTCAACTTACGCCAAGCGGCGTTGAAGTCGCGTTGGTATATCTTGTGAATAGACTTCTCAGCCTTTAGCTGGGTCTTCCAGTTATTAAAACGTATGCTCACTTCAGTTCCTCCATTGCAATATCTGACACAGCGCGCTTGTCGTGTAGCGCGCCCCAAATCTTTTCGTCAATAGTTTTGTTGGTCATCATCACGTAGACCCACACAGCGTGTGCTTGGCCTGAGCGGTGCAGACGGCCAACGGTCTGTTCGTACAGTTCCAAACTCCACGGCAAGGACAGAAACACCATGTGACAGCCCCCAAACTGAAGGTTAAGGCCATGACCCGCTGATTTTGGATGGACTGCGAGTAATCTGACCTTTCCATCGTTCCAGCGTTTAATTGCGTCCACGTCATCAAGGGTCGTAACGGCAAAACGTCGCTTAAGTTCGGCAAGTTCTTCTTGGTACTGGTAGACCAAGATGGTATTGGCGTGTTGGTTTTCATCAAGCAATTCCTGAAGGCGATCAAATTTATGGCTGCTGAACCATACGGCGGTTTGCGTAGAATCGAACCTACCAGGTATTTCGGAGGCAGTCCTACGTGTGTCGTATACGAAGCCACTGGCCATCTGTTGCAACTTGCCTGTGACCACGCCCGCATTGATCGCGGTGACGTCCAACGCTTGAAAGTCCTTCTTCATCTTCTCGTAAGGCTCACGGTCGTCTAAGTCGCACCGCACCTCGACGACGTTTATGGGTGGCAGCTTGTCTTTGTAGTCGCCAGCGTCCAAGACGTAGGTCGCAGGCTTGATGCGCTCCATGACGCCCGCCAACGATCCAACGCGTGGTGCCCACTCACCAAAGTCTTTGTTGATCAGCACAAAGTATTGCTGCATGAACGCGCCTTTGGAGCGGCCAAGCAACGACTGGTCAACGATCTTGCACTGGCCAAACACGTCTTCCAAACCGTTGCTGGTGAATGAGCCCGTCAAGCCCCAGCGGATGGTCATGGGCTCCAGCACCTTTAGCAACGCTTTGAAACGTGTGCCTGACGGGTTCTTCAAGCGTGTCAATTCGTCAAACACAATGCCGTCAAAGTCCAACGCCTGCTCGGCCAACCATTGGATGTTGTCGTAGTTGCTCACCACGATCTGCGCCTTGGAGCGCAACGCCGCACCACGTTCCTTGGGTGTGCCAACCGCCACGGCCAAGGGTACGTCAGGTGCCCACTTGGGCTGCTCAATTGGCCACACGTCGGTGCAGACGCGCTTGGGCGCAAGAACGAGGAACCGCTTGACCACGCCGTTGGCCAGCATGTCCTGCATGGCCGTCAACGTGATGGCTGTCTTGCCAGCGCCCACAGGTGCCAAAATCATGGCGCGGTCGCGCTCGTAGAGGAAGTCAGCCGCCTCGTTTTGGTAGGGTCTTAATGAATTCATCAATTTGTTCCGTTGTCCATAAACATGCGTAGCGTTGGTTCAGCAGCGCCATGTCCGACATGAACATCTTCTGCAAAACACTTAACCGACCACCCTTAGTCTTCAATTCCACAAACCATGTACTGCCGTCAGGCAAACACGCAATCCGGTCTGCTACGCCTTTTCGCCCCGGCGACGTAAACTTCCACGTCTTGCCACCAACGCGCTCAACCGCCCATACGAAATGATTTTCAACTATTTTTTCTTTCATGTCAAAAAGTTTAGCACAGTTTTATTTTCTATGCTATAGTTCAGTCTCAATCAATTACAGGAGAGTTCAGTGGATCACAGTAAGATAGTCGGCGGCTCAACCGCCAAGCGCGTTATGAACTGCCCAGGCAGTGTGGCCTTGGTGCAGAAGATGCCGCCCCAGCCCAGCAACAAGTACGCCGACGAGGGTACGCTGTTGCACAACGTCATCGCTGAAATTGTGATGTCGGACAAACACCCCGAAGAGTTTTTGCACACCAAGTACAACGACCAAGTGCTGACGCTTGACTTGATTGACAACAAATTGGTGCCTGCGCTTGCGGCGCTGGATGTGATCGACCCAAACAAGGAGATGGAAATTGAAGCGGAAATTCGTGTTGGTTTTGGTGATCTCTTGCCTGGCGTCTTTGGTAGTACTGACCTTATTGCACGTATTGGCAATCGGGCTGTTGTACTTGACTGGAAATTCGGTGACGGTGTTGCTGTAGAGGTAGAAGAAAACCCGCAGTTGATGTTCTACGCCGCTGCGGCCATGCGTACTGAAGAAGCCAAGTGGGCGTTTGCGGGCGTCGAAGAAATCGAGATGGTCATCGTCCAGCCGCCACAGGTCAAGCGTTGGGTGACCACACCGGCTCGTATCGCTCAGTTTGAAAAAGACTTGGTCAAAGCAGTCAAACTGGCGCAACAACCCAACGCTGAGCTCAAGATCGGTGACCACTGTCGCTGGTGTACGGCTAAGCCCATCTGCCCACAGATGACTGGCGCGGTAGACCGCGCGTTGAAGACGCAAATCGAATCAATTGACGCGCCTATGCTTGGCGCATACTTGGCCAACGCTGATATGCTGGAGCAGTGGATCACTGACTTGCGCGCATTGGCGTTGCAGATACTTGACAGCGGCGCGTCAGTCCCAGGCTATAAACTGGTGGCCAAGCGTGGCACACGTCAGTGGGTAGATGAGGCAAAAGCCTCCAAGTTCATGGAAGACAACGGCGTTATCGTTCACGAATTGAAGATAAAAAGCCCCGCTGTAGTCGAGAAAGAACTTAAAAAGAGCAAGGTGGCATTGCCCGACGATCTTGTCGTGTCAGTGTCTTCAGGCACAACACTGGCTGCGGAGAGCGATCCCCGTCCAGCAGTGTTGCAAATCGGGAAGCAGTTGACTGCTGCCCTTTCTAAACTTCAATAAGGAAAATCATGTCCAATTTAGTAGCGTTCTCTCAAGCTGGCTTGCCAGCAGTGTCCACCCTGTCAACCGCGCTGCGGTCGATCCAAGCAGACGTCGGCCCAGCCGGTACAGTCATCCTGAAAATGGATAAGACTGGCCATTGGGTCTTCGGTGCCGATCAGACCGAAGTCGAAGACGACAGTAAGTGGGCGATCAACCCCTTCTCCTTTGTCCACGGCTTCATCGCTTGGGGTGACGGTGAGGTGTTGGCCGAGAAGATGACCAGTGTTAGCCAGCCGTTGCCTGAACTTGATGAAGCGCCCCCAGGTGCTAAGAAGGGTTGGGAAACTCAGGTTGGTCTGTCTCTGAAGTGCATCAGCGGCGAAGACAAGGGTATGGAAGCGCGTTACACCACGACCTCGGTCGGCGGTAAGAAAGCAGTCCAAGCCATTGCAGTCGCCTTGGCCGAGCAGGTCGAAAAGGATCAAACCAAGCCTGTGGCTGTTGTGAGCCTCAAAAAGGATCACTACGCCCACAAGTCCTACGGCAAGATCTATACGCCTGTGTTTGCTGTGACCGAGTGGATCAGCATGGACGGCGAGGCCGAGCCTGTCGCTGAGGAAGCGCCAGCACCTGCTCCAACACGTCGCCGGAGGTCAGCATGAGGTTAGATCTTGACGTGCAAGAAATCAACGCTGTGATGGCGTTGCTCGCTTCGCTGATGGACAAGATCCGTATGCAAGCCCAAGCGCAGATGCCAACGCAAGAGTAATCTTCCTGATGCCGCGTGACAGGCGGCATTGGAAAGGAGACACGAATGCTTTGGCTAGACTTTGAAACCCGCAGCCGCTGTGACTTACCCAAGCACGGCGTCTACAACTACGCTCAGGACGCCAGCACCGAAGTGCTGTGCATGTCCTACGCCTTTGACGACGATGATGTAGTCACGTGGCTACCTTCAGAACCATTTCCGGAAACAGTACGCAACCACACCGGCCACATCTACGCCCACAACGCGGCGTTCGAGCGCCTGATCTTTTGGTACGTGTTGGGCATTAATTTTGAGCTTGAGCAGTTCGTCTGCACCGCAGCACAGGCCCGCGCCAACTGCGCGCCAGGCTCCCTTGAGGACGTTGGCCGGTTTGCCGGCGCGTCCATGAAGAAAGACCACCGTGGCGCGCAACTGATCCGCTTGCTGTCAATCCCACAGGCCGACGGCACGTTCAGGGAAGACCCCGCGCTCATGGCCGAGATGGTTGCCTATTGTGAGCAAGACGTGCGGGCCATGCGTTCCATCAGCAAAGCCCTGCGCCCATTGAGCGCGGACGAGTTGGCCGACTACCACGTCAACGAGCGGATCAACGACCGTGGCGTGTTGGTGGACGTGCCTTTGTGCAACGCCGCCATCAAGTTCGCCAGCGATGAGTTGGTCGAGATCGAGCAGATCGTGGCCGAGGTCACCGAGGGTGCGATCACCAGCGTCAGGTCGCCTAAGATGCGTCAGTGGGTGATCGACCGCGTAGGGCCACAGGCTTTGAAGCTGATGGAGTCCTACAAAGACGGTGAGAAGAAATATTCAATTGACAAGACTGTGCGAGCCAACCTGCTTGCGATGGAGAACCCCGATGAGATACCGCCCGCTGTTGCCGAGGTTATCCAATGCGCGGATGACCTATGGGCGTCTTCGGTTGCGAAGTTCAGCCGCCTTGCAAGCCTTGCAGATGTCGAAGACCACCGAGTACGGGGTGCCTTCGTATTTGCTGGAGGGTCTGCCACAGGACGCGCCTCAAGCTATGGAGCCCAAGTTCACAATTTCACTAGGCGATGCGCCGAATTCCCCGAAGACGTTAGAACTGCAATGGTCAGAGGCCATTCAATTGTTCCTCAATTTGGAAAGCGCGTTACTGATGTCCTCAAAGGAATGCTCAGGCCCGCACTGATACCCGCCAAGGGCAAGCACCTAGTCGTGGCCGATTGGTCGTCCATTGAAGCCCGCGCCAATCCATGGCTGTCCAACTGCCCAGCAGGCAATGCAAAACTTAAATTATTTGAGGATGGTGAAGATGTTTACAAAGTTAACGCGGCGTCAACCTTTGGCACGACAATTTCAGAAGTCACCAACGACCAACGTCAGATTGGCAAAGTTCAAGAGTTGGCGTGTGGCTTTGCGGGCGGAATTGGTGCCTTCGCTGCTATGGGGCGCGCTTACGGCGTTTCTTTGCCTGAGTCTGTCGCTAAACGTATGGTGGATGCTTGGCGTCGCGCAAATCCGTGGTCTGTACCTTATTGGCAGAGCCTAGAAGAAGCCTACACCCGCGCCATGCGAAATAAAGGCCATGAGTTCAGCGTGGGTCGGGTTACCTATATGTATGACGGCCAGCACCTTTGGTATGCTCTGCCCTCTGGACGTGTGCTTTGCTACCCTTTTGCCAAACTTGAGCCTGATGGCGTGACCTACGCCAAGGCGGCTTGGAAACCGGCGGCAGATGCCAAAGAATGGCCACGCGCAAGGTTATGGAAAGGGCTAGCATGTGAGAATATCACCCAAGCCATTGCCAACGACCTGCTGCGCCACTCACTGCGCCAGCTTGATGACGTGGTGTTGCATGTGCATGACGAGATCGTGTTGGAAACCGATAGGCCGGAAGAAATGGCTGAACAATTGGAACGTGTGATGTGTACGCCACCTGCTTGGGCTCAGGGTTTACCCCTTGGCGCAGAGGTGGCGATCATGTCTCGATATGGCAAATAAAAAGCCCGCTGGCAGGCGGGCTTGTAAGGGAGCACTAACTTGGAATTTTTGGACTTTATCACAAAACTCGCCCCAACCGGCGAAACCGCACTAATTGTTAGACAAAAACCACAACTGAAAGACGGCGCAATCCAGCTACATGCTGACGGCGCAGTCAAATGCACTTGGCCAGCGTACCTGCCCAGCAAGGGCACCAAGGCTGGCCAAGCGTGGTACGGCAACACCGCCAGCTTTATCGTTGACCGCTTCGCCGATGGCCGTGTGTCAGCGTCAGCAGTCAACTGCGAATACATCCTTGTGATGATGCTTGACGACATTGGCACCAAGTCCAAGACGCCCCCGCTAGAGCCGACGTGGATCATGGAAACGTCTGAGGGCTCATTCCAGTGGGGCTACGCCTTCAGCGACCAGCCGACCAAGGCCGAGTTCAGCGCAGCCATCAAAGCGATCGCCGACGCGGGCTATACAGACCCAGGCGCTTGTAACCCCGTGCGCAACTTCCGACTGCCTGGTTCGGTCAACCTCAAACCCGACCGCAACCATTTCGAGTCCCGCTTGGTCGAGTTCCACCCCGACCGTGAGTACAGCTTGCCCGACATCTGCGCCGCGCTTGGTGTCACGCCCGTCGAGGCCGACTCGCTCACCCTGCGCCCCATCAGACTGTCAGACGATGGCGCTGACGATGTCATGGCGTGGCTGTCTGAGCAGGGTCTGCTCCTCTCCCGACCCAACGGCGAGGGCTGGGCTGGCGTGATTTGCCCCAATGGTGCCGAGCACACCGACGGCAACCCAGAGGGCCGCTATATGCCGTCCAACCGCGCCTATTGTTGCTTGCACTCGCATTGCGTGGACTTTGATTCGCGCATGTTCTTGCAATGGGTGGCCGACAATGACGGCCCAGCACACACCCCAGGCTTGCGTGAGGAACTGCTAGCCCAAGCGATGGACTCGGCATTGTCCAAGCTCACGCCCACGGTCGAGTACCCTAACGAGGCCGCTCGCGTCATCGCCGAGGTCGAGCGCAAAGAGCTTGGCCGCATTGAGAAGGCCGAATGGTATGAGCGGTTTGCCTACGTCCAAGCAGATGATGGTTATTTCGACCTTACCGACCGGCGCGAAGTGACCCGCAGCACCTTCAACGCCTTATTCCGGCACATAGACTGCAAGTCGATCCACAACGCCAAGCGCCGCATTGAGGCGTCGCATTGCTTCGACGAAAACCGCCAAGCCAAGGGTGCCAAGGCATTGGCCGGTATCACCTATGCAGCAGGTGCCACCATACTGGTCGCCCGCGACGGCTTGGTCTACGGCAACCGCTGGCGCGACGCCCGCCCCAAGGCGCAGGCCGGTGACGTTAGCAAATGGCTGGAGCACGTCGAGCGCATGATCCCCGAGCCCTTCGAGCGTGAGCACCTGCTCAACGCGTTGGCCCATAAGGTGCAATTTCCCGCCCATAAGATCAACCACGCCATCCTTATGGGTGGCAACCACGGCAGCGGTAAAGACACCCTCTTTGCCCCCTTCTTTTGGGCCATTGGCGGCGACGCCAAGGCCAATTGCTCGCTGGTCAAGAATGAAGACCTTAACTCCCAGTGGGGCTACGCGCTCGAGTGCGAAGTGATGGAGATCGCCGAGCTTCGCCAAGCAGAGGCCAAAGACCGGCGCGCGTTGGAAAATACCCTCAAGCCCATCATTGCAGCACCCCCTGAGCTTCTCATGGTCAACCGTAAGGGCCTGCACCCCTACATGGCCTTGAACCGCGTGTTCGTCATCGCCTTCAGTAATGAGCGCGTGGCCATCTCGTTACCCTCAGAGGATCGCCGCTGGTTCGTGCTGTGGAGCGCCGCCCCTAAGCTACCCGAAGCTCATGCGGTGAGCTTGTGGAACTGGTACCAGCACCGAGGCGGCTTTGAGGCCGTCGCCCATTACCTTCACACCCGCGACGTGTCCGACTGGAACCCCAACGCCCCGCCCCCGCTCACTGAGGCCAAGGCCATCATGGTCGAGCACGGCATGAGCACGGCTGAGAGCTTCCTAGTCGATCAACTGCGCCGCCGCGTCGGTGAGTTCTCCCGTGGGGTCATCGCGTCGCCTTTCCACGGTGTGTGCGACCGCCTGCAAGGCATGGCACCCGCTGGGGTAAAAATAGTGCAGGCCGCACTACTCCACGCGCTGAAGGAGGCCAACTGGGTAGACATGGGCCGCGTCGCGTCGCGCACCCATAGCACCAAAAAGCATATATTTTGCGCCCCCGAGCATACGCGGGTCAGCAAGTCCGACCTGCGCGACATGGTCGAAGCCTAGACAAAAAAAAGCCCGCACTGGGCGGGCTGTTAAGGTTTTGGCAACTGCTATAAACCGAGCAGCACCGCCAGTATAGCGGCCAATATGGCCGCGCAGATTATCGCCATGCTTCCACCAGTGGCGCAGCGTCATAGACTGGCGCCGGTGCGGCCACGGTGAAAAGGCCAGCGCCGCGCCTGATGCGCCCCCATGCATCCTTGCGGTTTTGGTTCACCAGCTCACCACGTTTCACGGCCCCATAGACCATGTCACGGGTAAACCCCTCCGCTTCGAGTTCGTACATTGTGCGCGGCATGGCGCAGAAATCAGTTAAGTTAGACATATTGCATGGCCTCCGCTTTGCACCGCTCCACCTCGGCATCGGTCAAGCCCTGCGCCCAGTGCTCGGCCATGTCCGCGCATTCTTGCGCCCGCGCGGCATCTGGCGCAGTTAACCCCATAATGAGCGCGCGCGTTACCAGCTCGGCCGGTGTAGGTGCTGGCGGTGGTGTCCACGGGGCCAGCGCTTTGGCAAATATCGGATTAATCATTATTGGCCACCTCCCACGCACTATCCTCGCCCACGGCAGGCAGGCAGGGCTCGGCGCGCAGCGCCTGCCAGTCCCACGGTAGCAGGCTCCGATTCTTATTTAACCGCTCGTATTCGGCCACGTATTCGGCCGTCGACGTCTCGGCCCAGTACAAGGGATATAAGCGCTTTTCGGCCCCCTTAGACTTAACGAGCTTATGCTTGCCGGTGCATTTAGCATGCGCGGCCATAATGTCGGTGCGGTCATCGCGCACGGTGTAGCGTGTAGTTCCCAAAGTGATAAGTCTCATGTTTAGATTCTCCAGATAAATAAATCAAGCGCCAGCACAGCCAGCGCGGCCAAATAAACAATTGTGTAAATCATAGGTTCCCCAAAAAATGTCCATCATCATCAAATACCGCGACGTAAAAACCACGCGCGGCCCCGTGCACCTCATACCGCCACGCGTCGCGGTCTTGCAGCGTCAATTCATCCGCGAGCGCTTGCGCGGCCGCTTTGGTTTTGTAGTAAGTCATATGGCCAGCTCCACAATCCGATAATCTTCGGGGTTATAGTCGTCCAAATGCCCGACCTTTACCGCGTGGGCCAGCTCGGCCAAGTATTCGGCCAGATCGGCCGACGCGGCCGCATATGTGTCGAAAATGACCGGCACGTCATCATCGGCCCAAATATTGACCCAGCCTTGGCACAGTGTGTAGGTTTCGATTTGATAGGTCATGAGCAGCACCCACAACATGGCGCGTCAATACATCGGCCGTTTTTGTTTTGGTAATACTCGCGGCCGCCTATTTGGAACACGTCCGATATATACGTGCGCGGCCGGTCATCCTCGTCTGTGATCCATGCGCGACGCGTGGCCGTGTCGTATTGGATCTCATCGCCTGGTCGAATCGGCGCGCCGGTACGCGCGCACGTGCCCTTGTATTTTGCAAGCATGGTTTTGATTGTCATGGTTTACCTTTACTTTACTGTTACCGGACGGATTGTCCGCGCATGGCCACCGCATGGCCATGCACTGAAAATCAGGCCGTGGCGAGTTTAATCACGCGCCGCGCGTGGCCGGTAGCGTGATCGGCGATAACGATATCGCGCGCGTTAATCGACGTGCCCGAGCACAATGTACATTTCGCGCACGTGGCGCGCGCGCCGGCTTCCTTGCTGGCCGGACATGATGCCTCACCGGCTTGCACGTCAACACCTACCGACACGCGAAAAACGCGCATGCCGAGCAAATTAGCGCGCGCGGCCTCGTCGATATTGTCGGCCGAGGCCATGACGAGCGGAGCCCACGCGGCCACGTCAAAATCGGCGCGCTGCCACTGATGTGTATAACCACGGTGGCCAGCTGCATATCGCAAAATTTTGAGCCACATAGACACCGGCGCGGCAAACGGGTCGCCATAGGTGCCGAGCCGTACTATTTTGTCAGATAACGCGCGCGCGATTGTGGCCTCGTCGGCTTTGACGTATCGGCCGCGCTTATATGCGTCAAATACCGCGCGAACCGAGCGGCCTACGTTGACGTAGCACGGTGGTTCGTCGCTCTCGCCGGTTTTGATTAAATACGGCCGGTGGCCACAATCGCCACATATTGACACGTCGGCGCCAGTATTGAGCG